GAAAAACCATTGCCCGAAGCTGCTCGCGTGTTGACAACCATCCTGTTGCCGCCTGTGCCGCCCCTAAAAGACACAACCGTGTGCTCAGCCTGTCCGCCAGTGGGATTTGTATCGCGGCAACCGACAATGATGTAGCCATGGCTGCGATTAGTAAATGTTGATAGTTCGCCACCGCTCAGGATTAAAAAATCATCCACCCCGTCAAACTCCAGCGAGGGATTGCCACTCTGCCCTGTAGCTCGCCAAATCGGCTGAAATGCCGAGTTGGTTTGGTCGGCTGGTTGATTGCTTACTTGGTCGTTGGCTCTGCGGACAGTTTGACCATCTGCCGCCACCACATCGGGAGATACGGCGTTGAACATTCTGCGATCCATCACGCGAACCGATACGACTCCCGCAATGTCCCACGGCTTCCAAACCACCACGGGCGCGGAGTTGTCGCAGGTGATCGTGCGACCGTAGGCGAGCAATGGAACTTGGAATGTCGCTGCCGTTTGTCCGATGACTGGCACGCCGTCGATAGCCCATTGACCAGCTCGTGAGGCTGTCAGAGTAAGGAGCGGATAGGCAAGGCCGGAAATGACGGGGGGAGGGAGATTCGACGGGCGAATGAGCCGCGAATTTATCGGCGTGCGGAAGATGCCTGGACGGAAGATTGGCGCGTCAAAGATCATGGCAGGTAAGCGACGATTTCCAAACGAGGGGTTCCGCTAGCCGTGATGAAACGAGCGTTTCGAGCTTCGATGTTGTCCAGCAAGATCGACGTGCCGTCTGCAAGCAGAATGCCTAACGAGGTTGTCGGATTGTTGCCGTTCAAAGTCATTCGCACGTTCCCGCCGACGGCCTGAATCAGACAGTTGTCGGTGTTTGCGTGAAAGACGTAGCCCATGGCGGTGAGTAGCTGCGCCGTGCCAGTTGTGGCTAGCGATGCGTGAGGCTGTGCGGGATTCGGAATTCGGTTCATGATTCTGCGTTATCGTTAGGTTGCTGTGGAGCAGGCGCGCCTGCGGTTGGTTCTGGCACGACGTTGAGCGCGGCCATGTCTTGATCGTCTCGGTTGATTTGTGCCCACACGTCGGAGGAGTCGCGGCCTGTCGTCTCGGCGATGACTTCGGAGCGGGACTTGATGCGCATGGCGATCGCTTTTTCGTTCGCTGCCATCTCGCTAGATGGGTCGATCCAGCCCCAGCGGCGCGGTTGCCAAGCGACTTGCTTGTATTTCTCGATGCGCTCGAACTTCAGTGGCTTGCCAGCAACGGTGATCGCCTGTGCTAGCAATGCACGTTCCAGCCACTTGGAATAAACCCACTCGCACCACTGCTCGATGATCATTTCTTGGAGGCCTTTCCAGACCTCTCGTTCGTCTAACGCGCCTTGACGGATGGATGAGAAGTTGACCGATGTCAGGTCGGACGCCAAATTGTTGTAAGAGACGTTCAAACCGGACGCGACGGAGCGCAACATCGACTTTGTGAATGGGTCAATCGACTGTTCGGGAAACTGCGGGTTCCATTGCACCAGCTCGCGACTGCCGATGTCTTCAAACGTCCCAGGGTCGCCTTCCATCGGGATGTCTTCGATCTCATCGCCCTCTGGATCGCGGAAAAATCCCATTTTGGCCGCACCTACACGTGCATTGACCAAGGCGGCATCCTCAAATCCTCCCAGCATACGCATGCGCCACAAGGCCGTGCGCATCCATGTCAGACCTCGCTTCTGTCCGACCGACTCTTCCATGAAGATGTGGCACACGTTTTCCGCCGGAACGATGTCGTAATCACGCGATACGCCCGTGATGTAGCCCACTTGGCGCTCGTCCATGCGTCGGAAGTAGTAGCGAACCGGCGCGCCGTTCGAGTCATACTCGATGCCGTGCCGGATTTTGTTTGCGCCCAAGTCGCCGAAGTGCTGCGCATCTAACAAAACGGGGTCAACGACCTGAATCGCGAAGCCATACTTGTTGAGCTTTTCCCCATATCGCGCAATCGCGATGAACTCGCCCGTCTTGGCCAGCTCTCCAGGGATCAATCGTTCAACGGCCTTCCGGCTGCTTCGCTTGTTCACCGAGAAATTGCGACCCTTCGAGAAATCCGCAAACGCTGCCTCGATCGCTTCGCTTGCTCGCACGTCGGGCGAGCCGTTAGGGTCCTTGATCTGCGCTTGGAGCCCAAAACCGTTAGGCCCTGCGATGTTGTCGCGGCAGAGTTGGACGAATTTCCGCGCATGGTCGTTGTTTTCCGCTTGCTCACGCGCACGAGCGACCAGCGTGTTCCAGTGCTGATAAATCCATGCGTCGATCGTGGTCGGTGTCGATGTCCAAGATTGCTCCAATCGCCCGGTAGTAGCGGCCTGAAAGATGCGTTTGCCGTGGTGGCGAATGCGTGCGCTTGCCGTAGATGCCTGCACGTTAACGGTCTGCTCACTGCGCTTAGGTGGCAGCGCGGCCATGACTGGGCGAGCTTCCACGGGAGGGGGAGCGGAGCGCGAAAAGAGATTTCCAAAAATTCCCATAGTCAAAAATGAACGGCGATTCTGGGGCCAAGCCCCCCATTGCGGTTTTCACGCTTCACCTGCGCACGCCAATACGAGAGGAGCTGCAACAGTTCCGCCACGGAGTAGCGTTCCAGTTCGCGGTTATTGATGCGGTAGCGGCGAACGCCTTCGGAGGCATTGCCGGCCATCATGGCCTCGATCATCTCAACCATCTTGCGTGCGTTAGATCGCACGTCACCAACGCCCAGCGCGTCGGCAAGGTCAAGCGTGCCGGTGGCGATGATCTTCTTCGACGCGTCTGCGTATGTTGCCCACGCCTGCCAAGCGTAGGTGCCTGCCGTCCATGCGGCTGTATCGGCGGCGATGCTGAAATCACTCCCGCTCTTTGTGGCTGCGACAGTTCGCGTCTGCGGTCCGCCAAAACGAAACTCGACAGATGCGGCTGATCCATCGCTTACCAAAAGTTGTAGTGTTTCACCTTTCGTCATCACCAGTTTTTCACGAAGCCAATGCGTCGACGCACACGTCGGACCTTCGCAGGACTATCCTCGACAGGTGCGTTTGTGGCGAGCGCGGTTTTGATTGGCTCGGTGCTTGCTGGTTCCGCTGGTTGTTCTGGCACGGACTCTGCTTCCAATGCTCGTGCCGTGCGTCGGCGTTCCATCGCCATTTTCATTCGATAGGCTAGCCGGTCGAACATCGGTGGCTTGATCAAGAGCGCGGCAAAGGCATAGACGCGGCAGTCTAACGCCTCGTTCCGGCGGTTGCTGTCCTTCTTCCACTCGATGACGGGGAAGCCCTTCACGTATTTCGTCACGGCCTTCTCGGCGGTGAGTTGCCGGTAATAGTCGTCCTCGCGACCGCGCGGGAAATGACAGTAACCCGCGCCGGGCTCGGCGATCTTGAATCGCTTCATGACCACGGCCTTGGCGTTGTTGGTTCCAACGATGTAGAGATCGACTTTCCGCGCGCTCTTGCCGGATCGTTTGCGGTTCGGCGCGCCCACGATTGGCAAGCCCGGACCTCCACGGCCTTTGACCGCAAACACTCGGTCGCCTTTGTGACGCTTGCAGTAGTTGTAGATGGACTGGGTGTTCTCGCCCGTGCCGCCGGTATCGATGCAGATGGCCTCGGCGATCATGTCGATTCCCGACTCGTGCCGGAATTTCTTCCGGATGAGGTCGGTGAAGTGCGTCCAGGGTGAACCGGGCGAGCCCTCGGGAATGTCCACGTCGCCGTAAATGACGTGGTAGCCGATAGACCACGACTCCTCACCGGCACCCCATCCAACAAACTCGATCTCGATGCGGTCGGGTTGAACGTCGGCTCCGCCGGTGATGTAGAGCGCACGCGCTGGGACCTCGGCGTTGTAGTCCTCGACGCGTTCTAAAAGCTCGTTTTCGTTGACGCTCTCGCCCGTCTCCTCGAACGTCTCGCCAAGGCAGGTGTTGACCCACACTTGCATCCGGCTTGGATCGCCCTTCGCATCGAGGAACGAGCGCACGATCTGTTTCAGCGTTCGCCATGGCGAGTAAAGCTCGGAGAGGTGGAAGCCTGCCACGCCTTTGAATGGCGCCGTCGCCACCCACTTCCCGTCTTGAACGGCCTTTTCCTTCTGGATGTCGTCGAAGTAGCCCAGGCACTCCGGGCATTGGTAGACGGCCTTCTCTGGATCGCCCTTGGCTGGGCTGTCTTTGCCCCACACGACCATGGACCACGTAAGCCGGAACTCCGCACCGCATCCGCACGGGCATGGGCACATGCGGTAACGCTTGTCGGATAGCTCGAACGCGGCTTCGATCCTCGACCGGCCTTTGATCGTCGGAGTTGAGAATAGCCCGTGCTTCCGGTTCCAGAACGTAGTCGATCGCTTTTTGCCCAGCTCGATGGGGTCGCCTTCCGTGCCAGCACTTGCCGGGTAGCGGTCGACCTCGTCGAATAAGATCACGCGCTTGGGACGGGAGGCCAGACCGGCGGGTGCGTTTGCACCTGCGATGGAAAGCTGTCCGACGGGGAACGTCTTGTGGAAGATCGTGTTGCCACTGTCGCGAGACTTGATCGCGCTCACCTTGTCGCGGATCGACGGCGTGTCCCGGATCATCGGCGCGAGTCGGTCCTTAGACCACGCCTCGCCCATCGGCTTTTCGTTCGGCTGGACAACCAAGATCGGGCACGGGTCGAAGTCGATGTAGTAGCCCACCACGTTGTTGAGGATTTCCGTGTTGTGTGTCGGGATGAAATCTTTACCTGCAAGGTAAAGCCTGTTGGGGCTGTCGACTTGAATGCAGCGCACCGGCACGCTTTCGACTTTCTTGATCGAAACTATCCTACGTCGCTCAACCTCCGTCGTGCGCCTGCCTTCCCTTTTGGGCTGTCGCTCCAATTTTCTTTTCAAGCGGAAAACTGGCATGTCGTCATACGCAATAAATGAAAACCGATAAGCCAAAGCACCTGCAACCTTTAACCCCTTGTATGTTGTTGTCGGTATTTTAGTGGCCATCACTGCTTTAATTCCAAGGCTGGAAATCAATTCGCGAAAGCCATCGGCTAAGTTTTTCGACGTAGTTGAGAACTCACATCTGCCATTTCTGCCAATACTTCCGTCGGTGTCCATTAATCCTTGCAGCATGGACAAACGCTGATTGATCGAAGCTCGGAGATAGATGTCAGGAATATGTTTTGCGGATCTTCCTTTTTGCATCAAACCGATTGACCGAAGGTCTTTTGACAGGCCGAAGCACAGTTCTCCGTCATCCCTTCGGAACGGGTCGACTCGCAATGTCCAGTTTCTTCCGTCTGGCAGCGTCCTGCATGAGTAACCGCACGCGTTGATAAGGCGTTCCATTTCGCACTTATCTTTATCGCTCACGGTAATGCCAGTGCTGTAAGAATGGCCATCGCCAAGCCACACCCCCAGCATGTATGGATCAATGGGCAAGCTCGCTCTGTCGCAGATGACTGGCTTTGTTGTCGGTATCGCGTATCGGTTGCGTTTTCCACATTTGTAATCGGGGAGTAGATCAGCAGTCGTCTTTGTCTCAATCCGGAACTGCGACTTTGTCCCGATGTCGTTATGGACCGTCCACTGGTGCTCTGCGTCAGCGATCAGCTTAGAGCCGTCGGAAAACATGACTTCGTAGCAATCGCGCTCGTGCATGACCTCTGTCACAAATGTGACGGAACAAGGATCCCCTTCTTCGT